CAGCCCATAACCGGGAATTATTCCGAGTCAGCCAGTCAAAAAATTTCATAATTAAACCCTTTTCCATTCCGGGAAGATTTCCCGTTCGAGTTCCCGGCGCTCTTCCCGCATTTCTTGTAAGAATCTTTCCTTTTCTTCCCGGTTCATTTCTTCTTTTAGTTCTTCTTCCTTAATCCAGAAATTTTCATAATCAAAACTATCAGCGCCGCAATATACGCTTTCAAGTCCTGAAGAATAAGAGCGCCGCATATACCAAGGAACGGGCCGGGCATTCGGCAAATTAAAAACTTCGCCCTTATGGTTCATACAAATATTGAAAACTTTATTAATGGTATTTTCTAATTGCGCATAATTTAGGTATTCGCGCCGTGTATGTTCATGGTAGTACCCACTGGACAAATTGACCGCGCATTTCCCAAGTTCAGGGCCGAGTATCGAAATATCAGAAAAGGTTCCAAAGCCCTCTATAAAACCATATTTTAAGATATGTTTCTTAAAGGTTCCCGGTTCATCATTATAAAAAACCGCTTGTTTTCCGTTCTTTCTGTCAAGTTCTATAAAATAACCTATACCTTCGAGGTTTTTATCTTCCGCCGCTTCATAGGCCCCGGCCCCGCCGCTTTCTTCATAATCAGTAAACAATAAAAGCGGTTTATGTTTGATTGGTAGCCTTTCCCATAATAACATCAAAGCATAAACCCCGGCCCTGTCATCGGCCCCGGTTCCTTCCGGGTTCCATAAAATATGGTTTTCGGTATCGTGAAAAATAAACCCTTTTTCTTTTCCGTTTTTCTTACTCGCGCCATCATGGGCCGTATCAATATGGGCAACCAAACATATATTTTTATCGGGATATTTCGGGATATAAATACAGTAGTCGTTTCCCTTAATATCGGCCCGGCCCCATAATTTCTTTTTTAATTTACTTGTAGGCATTAATAAAGTATCCTTAAGCGCTGATAATTGAATATTCATTATTGGCCCCCTCTTCTTTTATTTCTTCTTCTTCTTCTTCCCGGCGCGTTTCTTCTTCCCGGCCCTCTTCAATTTCTTTTGTGCAATCTGGGCAAAAATATTCTTCATCAATGGAATCATAAACCATATCATTAGTGTTATAATACTCTTCGCATTTATTGCAATAATGCCTACAATCATCGCATAGCATTTGTCCGCCGCTAACTTCAACAAGTCCGTCGCTTTCCCTTAAAACTACCATTCCACAATTATTACAAGTTCCCGCGCAATCAATACAATAATAGCAACCTCTTTTTTTAGAAAATATAAAGTCACGTTCACTAAAGCCTTCCTTTTCGCAGTTATTACAATAAAAGAGGTCGCCCCGGCAATTTTCACACAAAAACATCTCAATAGCATCATTATAATAAACTTCATTTCCATTACAACGCTCGCCACAATGGCCACACTCCATTTCTTCTTCCATTTCTTCATTGTAACAATCAGGACAGCCAAGATAAATTGTGGAATCTTTCTTGTCCATTTTAAAATTACCTTGATTAATTTCTTCATAACAATGAGGGCAGGGCCATTTTTGACTTGACAAGTCAACGGGCCGGGTTTTATTAGTAGTTATTAAAATAACATCACCGTTTGTATATATCGGTAGATTTGAAGAGCTTTTCTTCCACGTTACTTTTTCAATTCCTACCAAGCGCCGGAGCGCTTCCACCCAAAGGGCCACGGGAATGTCTAAACCGTTAGAATAAAAATTAGTCATCTCAATATTGCGGTTCCCGGCGAAATAAACAATGGCCCGCGCCATTCCGCCTTTCATGTCTTCAGTATCGTCGCGCTTTAAAACTAATACCTTCGCGCGTTTAAATTTTGTTAGAAAAATTTTAGACATTTCATTTAAGCCTCCCTTACAAAAACAAGTGGTCCCACTCTCAAAAACCCCTTCGCCTAAAAATTTCTTTTCGCCGAAGTATGCTCTTAAATCATATTTAGGATAATAGAGATCTGAAACGTCTTTAGCATACGCGGCAAATTTACCTTCAAAGTCTTTTTTGCAATTTAATAAGTTTAATTGTAAATTTTCGGCGGTTCCATTGTCCCCGGTTATCTTTCCCTTTAATATATTGACTAACATTTTCTTTAAAACTATTGTTATTTTTGAGCGGTTATTAACATAAAATGTAGCGCAATCTAAATCACCAAATTCGTTCTTGTCGTATAAGTCCCCGGCAATTTCCGGGCCGTATATTCTTTTAGTTATAAGGTAAATTATTTGTTTGACTTGACTTCCATCAATCGCGCCGTTTTTGACTTCAATAATAATTTCTTTTTTCACTTTTGACCCCTTTCAAATTACTCTTTAATGGTTTTTAAGAATAGTTCCCGGAGTTCCTTATTAATGCCTTTTCTGGATACTGGCGCGTTTATCCATTCCGCGCCGCCGGGCCTGCACTTGCTCTTATGTCTATAGAGTCCGCCGCCGATATAAAGCGCCGCAACAGTATCAACCGCGCCCTGACAGACATAACAATCAACTTTCATGGTATCACCTTCCTTTCATGGAAAAATTTATGTTACAGCTATAATTTTAAGTGATATATAGGGCATTGTCTAATTGTTTTTTCCTATGGAATTGATAGAAGTTATTGATATTAAAGGAAAAATACCATATATTGCGGTATGGAAATTCCGGGATACTATATTTAGCGGTTATGAATAATTCTTATAGGTTTATAAGCTATTCATTAATCTTTCAAATGGTGATAGGTTGTCGTTATCTTCCGCGCCCTTGCTATCCGGGAGTATTTTATTTAATAGGGCCAAATTCGCCTTTAATTTTGTGCTATCCTTATTGGTTCCGCCGATAGCAATATTTTCAATTCTATTTAATATGGTCTCCGCGCGCTGTAAAATATATTCCTTCGGTTCTGTAATATCTTTAAATGCTTTCACTATTGACATGCTTTTTATCTCCATTCTTTTTAAGGTTTCTAACTATCTCTTTTTTCTGGTGGCGGGAAAATACCGGATAACGCTTATCAAGTATTTTTATCACGTCGCTATCGGTATAAAATGCCCGGCCCGCCGTTTTATTATTGCAAGTTCTAACCGGGAAAACTATTTTATTAATAGCGTTTATTCTTAACCAATGTAATGATATGCGCGTGAGTTCTGAGACTTCTCTTATAGTATAAAGTCTAAAAGGATAATTGATAGAGCTTTCAAGGTATGTTTTCGTATTGCCGGGCGCTCTCATACTTAAAAGCATAATAGAGCGCCGCTTAAATGTCAAGGTTCAAGCCGCGCTTATGGGCCATATCAAAGTGTCAACCTAAAGGATTAAAGGTCTAAAATCGAATCCTACGAAGTCAAAAGAGATTATATTATCATTTATAAAGCGCTTTCCGGGAAAACTGAGTTTTTAGGGTTCAGGATAAAAGGGCCGGGAAGAAGAAGGTTTTAAGGTATGGGGTTATAGGGCCGGGGAACATATTCGACACACAGACAGAAATGCTGGAAACAAAAGGATTTGCGGTTCCCGGTTCTGAGGTTCAAAGTTATGGCCCGGCCCTGAGAATAAGGAATCCAATTAAATCAATAGGTTGTAATCCAATTTAACATAATAACGGTTATCGGTCGTTCATAAATAGAATAGTGTTATATATCAGTATGTTACAGTGTTTTAATAGCGTTTTAGAGTCTCATTCTTAAAAAATAGAGTTCCTACCCGACACCCCCCATTCGCATCTGAACAGTGTGAGGTATTGACCACAGACATCATACACCCAAAAACAGTTTTGGAAACAAAGTTCCAAGTTCTACCTTCTTATATTTCTTATCCTTAGATACTTATAATTTGGTATATATACCTAAATTATAGAGTATCTTAACCCTCTTGACATTCTTTTATTGATAATGTATGCTTAAACTATGCCTGATTGGTACATTATGGAGTATTTATAGCCTGAAAGGGGGTTTTTGCTCACATGGGATTTTGTGTGGAAATGTACTCTTAAGTCCCGGCCCACTACGACATTTTGGATAAAAAGGGTCAAAATCGTTCCATGTGGAACAAGAAAGGGGGAATATGGAGCATAAGGTGACAGCGAAGAAGGGGCATGAGACTGTGGTATTTTCTATCAATACTGCAACAACGATAGGTGAGGCTTTGAAGATTGCAAGGGAAAGGGCACTTGAATTATTTTTGGCTTCAGAGCATGTTCATATAGAATTAAAGGTGGAGGAACAATGGGAGCGTTAAGGATTTTCAGAAGGAATATGGAGAGGAAGGGGAAGGCAAAAAGAAGTAGTTATAAGTTCCCGGGAAGTAACCTGAAGAACTTGCCGTTACATATCAGGGAAAAGGCCAACTATCTCGGGCATGCGATGTACTCCCTGTGTGTCTGGAAAGATGGTTAAGAGGAATCGTCTTTTGAGATTTACCTATAAGGACATAGCCATCCTTCGGGGAGTCACGATTTACGCTGTGAGGAAGGCCGTGGACAGGAAATTACTCGACCCTACAGACTTGAGGAGCATTTGCAAATATATATATAAAAAAGGAGGAGAAAAGCAATGATGGAAGGCGAAAGGCTTTTGGAGAAGGTTATTTTGAACAAGGCGAAGCACAACTTCTGGAAGGCACAGGCATTGGTTTGGCATCGGGAGCTTCAGAAGGCGAATAAGGCGCTGATGCGAAAAGACAGGGCGGTCAAGAAACTCAGGGAGTATATCAGGAGTCTTACCAATCTGGAAGATTTGGTTAAGATTAGGAAATAAATTAAAGCGATACTGCTAATTTTAATTTGCTTTATGTTACCGCAGGAATGTTTGTCATGGGATAAGGCAGACTCTTACCGTGAGGTCGGATGGCAAGTCATTCATGTGGTTGATTGGGGACAGACCCTTGAGATAGCCCGGAACCCAAATGACTACCATGAGCTAAACCCTATAATGGGCAGGCATCCTTCAGTTGGGAACGTGAATGTTTATATGGGGTTGTCTTCTGTTGCGCATGTAGCGATTTCAGTCCTTATTCCAAAGGAATACAAGGAGACTTGGCAATGGATTACAATAGGACTTTCCGGAGCATGTGTTATCAGTAACTTCAATATAAGATTGGGGGTGAAATTTTGATGTTTACTTGGGATTTTGTCGAATACTACAGAGAAACGAAAAAGTTGGGGGAAAAGAGATTAATAAGGGTTTATGCAACAAATGAGGTTTCTGCAAGAAAAAGGGCATCTGAAATAAGCGGAGTCTTGGAGGAGAATTTACTGCTGGCGTCGATTGCCGAAATATTGGAGAAACCAAATGAAGAAGGAAGATGATTATCCGCTGTGTATTAAAATCGAGGAATATGGAGGATATGAGATTTACTTCATACCTTCCAACGGTAAATTTGAACTCAGGAAAGACGGTGAAATGAAGTACCATTATGGAGTATTAAGGGAAATAAGGTCCCTCATAGACAATATGAATAATTGACTTCACTGAGGGTATCCACTATTATTGATGTGTGGATAAACTCAGAACTGCGATTTATAAAAGTCTCGGATATGAACCCTTCCCGACACAACTTGAGATGCATGAATCCACGGCCCGGTTTAAGGCTTTGTTCGCCGGAGCGAGATACGGGAAGTCTTTAAGCGCCGCCCGCGAAGTAGAGCCCGACATATTAAAACCCAACACAAGGGGATGGATAGTCGGTCCAAATTATGACCAACCCTCCAAGGAGTTCCGTTACATTTACGCTGACATAGTAATTAAACTCGGATTCAAACCAAAAAGAGAACTTAACGCAAGATATACGAGCCCGGGGCCTCAGTCACTTCTTTTTCCATGGGGAGCAGAAGTCTTAACTAAATCCGAAGAAAGCCCAGAAAGTCTACTTGGAGAGGAACTCGATTGGGTTATTCTGTCTGAAGGTTCCCGGCTGAAGCAGGAAACTTATGATATGTACTTAAGGGCAAGGTTAGGTTCGAGAATAGGGAGAGTTGTAGTCCCGACTACTCCGCATGGATACAACTGGCTTTACAAAAGATTCTATATTCCGGCCATGGAAAACAACAAAGATTATTGGAGTAGGATTGTATCGGTACTTGAAAATAAAACCTTTCCACCTGAAGAATACGAAAGAGCCAAAAAAGAATTGCCTGAAGAAATATTTAGAGAACAGTACGATGGAGAGTTCGTTGCGTATTCCGGATTGATTTATAAAAGGTTCAGCAGACAGAATAATGTTATTGAACCATTTGAGATTCCCGGTCATTGGGTTAGATACATGAGCATCGACCCCCACCCATCAACTCCATGCGCCGTGATGTGGGTAGCGATTGATGAATACGACACTCTTTATATTTATGATGAGATGTTTGTTCCTGACTTGACAATCCCTGAAATATGTGCGAGAATTATTGCGAAAGAGGGCAAGGGAGTTGAAATTAATAAGAGACTTATTGACCCGAATGCGAAGTATATAGATAAACTGCGTGGACAGACTACTTCAGTTAAAATGCAGTTTATTAGAGAGGGGATTAACTGTCTCGAAGCAATCAACAAATTCGAGTCCGCTTTTTATAAAATAGAAGAACTACTTACCCCGCAACAAGTCTATGGAACAGACACCAAAAAATCCCGTCTTTTAGTTTTCAATAATTGCAAAGAAACTATCAATGAATTTGAGAGTTGTTCGTGGGAGACCGAGAAGGACAACCACATGCTCGATAATCTTAAATATATTATTAACGACAACCCCATAAGGACTTGGAAGCGAGAAGAGATAGAAGAAAATCAAAGAGAAGAAGAAGAGTTTCTTAGAAGTGTAAACCCGATGACCGGCTATTAGGAGGATAACATGAAAAGAACAACAAGGTGGAGTCCGGATACCTGTGAATGTGTTATCGAATTCGATTGGGATGACACAGTAAATGAAAACGATAGGGTACACACGGTATGTAATATCGTTAAAATATGTGACGCCCATAAGAAATATGAAGGCGATATGGAAGCTCATTATAATTCCATTTTAAGTGAAAATGTAAAGAAAAACATGACATATGCCAAAATACTTCATGACATGCCGGAGATTTGCATAGAAAAAATGCAAAATGGAAACATCATAAGGGAATTAAAACCAGATAAGGGATTTATCTGGTCTTTCGATTCGGATAGAAAACTGCAAATTAAACTTATTGGATTGACCGATGAAGAAAAAACAAATGCCTGTTCTATTTTGGGGGTAGAAGTTATATAAATGGGGAATTCTGCTCTTCAGGTAGGAGGTCATGGCTCCGGTCTAAGTATGGCGGCGGCAACCACATATTATTTTTGTTGCGGACAATGCAATATCGGAAGTTTAGGGGCTGTTTTAGTGGCAAGGTTAGTCCCATATAGGACTGCCGGGATATTAAGCAATCTAAGGGTTGTTGTTGCTACGAATTCAATTAATGGAGCGACCACTATAGTCACAATGATTTCTGTAAGTCCCGGGAGTCAAACTCTTACAGTCCCGTCTTCTACTTCAGGGACATATGAAGATACAACAAATAGTGATACATTATCTTCGGGAGATTTAGTGGCAATCAGGGCTGTAACGGGTGGGTTTTCAGGAGCTCTCGTAATGGCTAACACCAGCACTATTTATACCGCTACTACCGATGCTTGCGTAAGACACATTTGTTATTTGGCTAATGTTTCTTTCGTCACAGCGAGTACGACATGGTTCCTTCCTATTGTTGGGAATTATCCTTCCTTGGTAACAACAGAAGCAAATGTTGGGTTTGTCTGTCGTACAGATGGAGTAATTAAAAATGCCGCCGTATATGTCGTAACGAATTCCAAGACAGTCGCTTCAACGGTAAAAGATAGGATAGACTTGGCAGATGGGACTATTTCCCTATCAATCGGAGCCGGGACTACCGGGCGCATAGAAGAGACCGCCCACAGTGATAATGTCACGGCTGGACAAAAAATAGACCTAAGTATTACGACAGGAGCGAGTGGAACCGCATTAATTCTCTTATACGCAAGTGTTGAATATGTTACCACTAATGGAAATTTTAGCAATATAAGTCAGGGCTTGGGAGCGTTGAATGCTGATACTACCTACTATGCACCCATTGCGGGAGGCACAGTAGGGTCTACGGAAAGTTACATGCTTTCAAAGGCAGGGGTTTCCATGAACTGCACTAATCTTTATGCCTACTGCACACAATGGTCATTAAGCGCAGGAGCCCTCACAATGACACTTAGAAAAAACTCTGCTAACGGGAACAATACAATTTCCATAACAGGCACAGGAGAGTTTGAAGATACTACCCATACAGATTCAATGGGCTCAACTGACCTTCTCGATTTAGCTATGGTTGTTGGTGGAGAAACAGGTACAGTTACTCTTGGAGCGCATGGTTTTATGTCAGCGATGCCAGTATCCACAGGATACTTTATGGATAGGTCGAGGGGAATTTTCATAGGAGTTATGAGAGGATTAAGGGGATAATATGCCAATCTTAAGAACTCAATATGGAGTTGCAACGAGCGGAATCATGTTTCCTATGGTTACTGCATCAGGCACATATGCCACAGGATATGATGTAGCGCAACTTTCGGGAGTTATTTCAAAAGACGGTGGTGCATGGGCTTCTTTAGGTTCAAGGTTCTCAGGCATACCCGGAGGAGGAGTTTATAATTTAGTTGCTCTTTCTTCAACAGAGATGACTTGTTGGAACTGGATTGTTAAGGTAACGGCCAACTCAGGATGCCTCGAACAATGCATTATGGGGCAGGCAATGTCCGGGATAGCGGCAACTGACTGTTCAGCAATAACAGGAGTCCTCGCTAACACATCAAACATTTTCGCACAGTGTTCCTCAATCTTAACAAACGTAAGTGGAGTAAAGGCGCAATGCTCTTCTATTCAGGCACAGGCTTCTTCAATATTTTTATCATGTTCGGGGATGTCTTATAAATCAGACGTATCAGGTCTTGCCGGAGTCCTCGCTAACACATCAAACATTTTCGCTCAATGTTCTTCGATTTTGACAAATGTAAGTGGAGTAAAAGCACAGTGTTCTTCTATACAAGCACAGTGCTCTTCGATATACCCTACCCTTGCCAATACGTCTAATTTAATTGCTCAATGCTCTTCATTGTATCCTATCCTTGCAAATACATCGAATATTTTTGCTCAATGTTCTGCTATCCTTACAAATGTTAGTGGAGTAAAGGCACAAGGCTCTTCGATTCAGGCACAATGTTCCTCAATTCTTCAGGCTGTAAGTAGTGTCAGCGCAACGGTAAACTATTCAGGCATAGCCGAACAAGTTTGGAATTCATTGACTGCCGCATATACTTCAGCTCCTACATTCGGTGGAGCTGTATTGTTATCGGGAAAGACTGGAAGCACACCGGTTATATTAGCCGGGGTAACTCATGCAAATGCTTTGGTGGGATTATGGGGCTCAACTCATACCTCTGCTCAAATACCTGTGGTCACTGAAGTCAGAAACGCACAGTCAGGAAATGCAGGTACAGCCACAGTAGATATTTCCAGCATTGCAAATATGGTATGGGCATGGACAGCGGCGGTTACAAGTTCGAGATGGATAACTGGAGGAGTTATTAATTCAGCTCCACCAGCATCCGCAACGGTTGATGTGTCTTCGATTGCATCTCAGGTGTGGAATTCCTTAATCGCTACATATACATCAACTCCTACCTTTGGCGGTTCTGTAATGCTTTCAGGAGAACTTTCAACAGTCAGTGGATTGGGCAATATACTCGCGGCAGTCAGCGGACTGAATACCTCTAATTTAATTGCACAATGTTCTTCCATCATCGGAGCAGTAAGCTCTCCTTCCACATTGGTAGTTGGTCAGACTACTTATGCTTCAGGTTTATTTAATATGCTCGGAGCCATATCCGGAATTATATCCGGAGTCGCTGGCATAGCAACAACAGACGGACTTACGATTGCATCCGGGACCCTTGCTGAAGATTTAAGAAGGCTCCGTTGGTTTGCATGGGAGAATCTTAATATTGACAAGAGATATAGCCCTGTAAGACTATATCTCAAGACAGATGCAACAAACTATTCGTCTTACTTCAACCTTGCTGACGATGCAAACAATACAACCCGGACGAGGGGCGGATGATGAAAATAGAAGAATATTTAGCTCAATACGATAGAGATTTAATAAGAAGCCTTACTTGGCTAAAGTCAAATGGAGTAAATGTTTTGTCTGCAATGAGTGTTATCCAGTCTTATGCAGACGAAGAAAAGATTTTTGAGTCAGGAAGTGCGCTTGACCAATCTATCCTTATTGAGTCTCTAAAGAAAGAAGTAAACCCACTTAGGGATTTTATAGATGCGGTAAATTTACTGAAAACCCAAAACTCCCTACACGAAGAAATCACAGACTCTTCTATGAAGTTTCATAGGGATATAAAAAATTCTTATGATTCCATGGAAGTGCAATATAGGAATCTTATCAAAGATTTAAAGGACATCAACGATACCAAGCAAATTCTTATGGAATCCATAGGTTTTTTGAATAATGACCTTAAGGTAAATTCAAAGTACATCGCAGACCTTACGACTTCTCTTGTAGTGTTTCAGGGTGAACAGACAGAGAAAACCAACGCAAATTATCAGAGAGTTCTTCAACCCGTTCTTGATTTAATTGAGGTAACAACTAATTCTACGTCAGAAATGACCAATATGATTAACGAACTCAGAGAAATAAAATTAAATCTACAGAGATTCATGGAGTGGAGTAATGGGAATTATAATTCCTTCTTTGAGTTTGTAAACGGCATTCAGTCCCGGATAGCAAACGATTCCTCCGCAGTATTAAATAATTCTTCTGAAATTAAAAACACCTTAGACATGATACTTTCCCTTAAAGAGAAATTTACCGGAGATACATCGGTCTTGCGGTCTCTTGTGGAAAGCGAAATGGGACTAATCGAAATAATTGATAAGTCAAGGCAGGCATATGTTGGGGAGCTTGACCGGATAAAAAATGTGTTTGTTCAGTCGTTGCAAACAGAAAGTGATATTTTCAGAAAGTTGTCAAGAGATGTAAGAGATGATATGATAGCTTTGAGAAAAGAGATTGAGGAGATGAGGAAATGCTGGACTCAAAATCAATAGTCACCATTGGATATTGGCCTACGACGTTAACTGAAATATATCCGAGGGTATCATCTTGGGGATATTGGGATGGGGTATCAGTATCGGGACTAACAGGAATATATAAAAAGAGTTGGATTGCTCCATATGCATCCATGAAACTAAGGAGGTAACGAAATGCCCATTAATGTAAGCGGCACGTATTTAGGGGACCCGATAGTTATTACTTCGGGAGCATTTCCATGTAACTTGGGGTATCAAAACTTGAAAGTCGATAAGGTATATTGGCTTCAGCCGACATTGGCAGTTACATCAAGCGTTCTTATTGTTTCTGGGAATCAGGTAACAGCGAGTTCTCAGATATTAATTCAAGCAACGTGCGAAATGTCCGGTCAGAGTCAAATGTTAGACATTGGAAGGCGCTGGTGGACAAAGCCTTATCTTGCCTGTATGCCCACAGGTACGCTGTTTATTTATTTAAAAGGAGGGATGAATGACTAAGAAGAAGAAAAAGAAACCCTGTGGTAAATAGCGATGCCGAAGAAACTATTGAGATGCGTAAGGAAAGTAAAGGCTAAAAATCGAAATAGTAGGAAGGAGGTTAATCCTTGGGCCGTGTGTATCGCATCCACCGGCCTAAAACCTCACAAGAGGAAAAGAAAATAATGGAAGATATATCTGCTGAAGAAAACGTCACAAATACCGAAGAGAAGGCTATAGATATGGAAGAAAACGGACCAAGCCCCGTTGCTTCAGAACTCGCCGTAGAAGTCACAGAAGAAATAAAAAACGAGGTACTGACTTGGGTTATTGAGCAAATAGACACTTCGCTTCAGGACAGGACAAAAGCTGAAACCCGATGGGAAAAGTGGATAAATCAATACGAAGAAATTATCAAAGACAAGACATTCCCATGGGAGAAATCCAGCAATATATCAATTCCAATAACACCTATCGCCGTAGAGACTATACACGCAAGAGAAGTAAATACTGTGTTTGCCATCAGGCCTTACATACAAATAAAACCCAAAAAGAAAAACGTAGACAGAGAAAACTGTTCACGTATCGAGAGATTCTTGGACCAAGTTTTTTTAAATGTGGTAGATATGTACCGCAAGGGTTCCCAATGGTTGCTTGAGAAAAACAAGATGGGAACTGGATTTATAAAAGTAATATGGAACTATGATAAGGAGAAAAAAGGAAAGGGTCAGTTTAAGGTAACTGACGATGCTTCCCTTGAGGTTCTTAATATAGAAGACTTGATATTCCCCACTGACTCAAAGGATATACAGAGTTCCACTATTTTAGCTCATAGGATAAAAACAAAATGGAATACTCTCAAGCGAAAAGAAAAACTAAAAATTTATAAAGATGTAGATAGGATAAAATCGGAATGGCAAGCAACCACAGTAGATGAAAAGTCAGGGAAAGACATCCAGAGAGCGAAAGAAGATGCTGAAAAATTACAGCGTTCCTTTCCGGATGTAAACAAGGAATATTGGATACATGAAGTATGGTTTGAGTATGACGTTGACAATGACGGATACGCAGAACCTCTTGTTATGACAATACACAAAGAATCCCGCACAATTTTAAGATGGATTTATCATCCATATAAACATGGCAGGAGGCCCTTTGTCGATGACAAGTACCAAGAAAGGGTGAACCGTATTTATGCGAAAGGAATATGCGAAATAAGCGAGTATCTTGCTGATGCCATAAATACTGTATTTAACCAGACCATAGACAATATGACCATAGCCAACGTCAAATGTTTCAAAGGAAGAAAAACCGCGAGGAAAGATATTGGCAAGATTTATCCGGGGAAGGTATTTTGGCTTGATGACCCAACAGATTTACAGGATTTTATGCTCGGGGAAATACATAGTTCCAGCTTCTCACTTCATGAACTTCTCAGGGATTATCACGAAAGAAGAACCAAGGTAACAGATTATACGTTAGGGAAAGAGTCTACAATGTTAAAGTCTCGGGCGACTGCAACAGGCACTCTCGCTTTATTGCAGGAGTCCGGTAGACATTTCGACCTCGTTATAAACAATACAAGGCAGGCATTCGTAGAGGTAGCATATCAAATTATTGAGCTATATGCTCAATTCAGACCCGGAAAGGTTTTCATGGTAGATGGAGGAAAGGAAGAGTGGGCAGAGATAGGGTTGCCCGATGACCTGAATAATCTTCGGGAAGATTACGACTTTTATTGCACAGCTACATCTTTGGCTGTGAATAAAGAAATAGAGAAACAGACTAATTTATTGTTATTGCAACAGCTTGGAGGAATATTCCAGCAGATGCTAAATTTATTGATGATGATATTCAATCCTCAGATGCAACTTCCTGAAGAGGTTAAGCAGTTTACAATAAGTGTCATAAAATCTTATTACAAAATGGCAGATGACCTTG